GGCAGTATTCTGATTTCCACACCATGTGAAAATCTCGTATGACGATTATAGACCGTCGTCTATCCCATATAAAACATATATAATATACAAACATATAAAGCCGTGATCGAACCCAGATGATCTAAACAGCAGTAGGGTTGACATATGCATAATAAACAGGTGCTCCTAAAAAGAGTCCTAATTGGAAGTCTTCCGCCGTGGAGACATACCTATCTATCCGCATTCGCAATTCCCCATCGATGTTTCGAACTTCTGTGGTCAAGTCATGGCCACTTTGCAGATTACCATTATAGTAATTAATATCCCTTGCTGCAACGAATCGCTGACCCAACGTATAAAACGGGGTCTCATATTCCAGACAAGGGTTATTATATGCTGGTGTAACCGCGGTTCCCCCCAGGGAAGCACGCAGGGTACTTAGCATTCCGCGTCTCCTATTTCCTACCAGTGCACTATCCAACGATGCAAAGCCCGCATTGTTGGTTATGCCGAAAATATTGTGTCTACTAACACCAAATGAACCGGAGCGTCCATTGGTGTTGCCATCGATCAACATCGCCTTATGGCGAAGCCCTCCGCGTCGAAAAGCAAAAGCTGGGGTCAAATAATTGAGCAAGGTAGTGTTGCAAAAATTATAAGGGTGAGTGCCAGAAGAACTGGTGGCAATATCATCACCGTTGGGATCCCAACCCCTATAGAAAGGAAAGTCTGTAACGTCTATAGAAACCATTCTAGTTCCAGTACCAATATCACCTGGCCAATACGAGGTGTGGTAATTGTATCTCTTCAAGAGATCCCTGAAACTAACTATACGCTCACCCTGATAAACCAAGTATTGATTATCATCCATGATCATGTTAGAACTAGATCCGAATGTTTCAATTTCATTGGAACAACAAGGAGCATTCGAATCATCAGTTGATGTGGCTAAAGCCATCTCAGATTGTGGGACATATGGGGCAGTCTCACATTGAGTTCGAAAATAAGATAGGTTTCTCAGACCGAAAGTAGTTGGCACAGCAAAAGCTATGTCCTCTCCTCCACTAACCCACACTTGCACTTTAACAGCTGCAGGTGTGGTACTCGGGGTTGCCAATTCATTGACTACGTACACACTGAGACTACCATTATCATATGATTGTCCAGCCGCAACGGGTGCAGAGGTACTAAAGGTCGGAAGAAATGGCGTGGAATCAGCCCCCAGAATAAGGTTCCAAGCCCGAACATCGGCCCATTTCACTTCATATTCAAAATCTCTATCTTCAGAGATATCAATGATTGTGGAATAAACTTGATTATAGGGCACAGCACCAGAATTGTTCGTCTTTGGATTGTAAACTAACCTCAATCTACCACGATGGTATTCAGAACAAACAACATTAAACCTATACTTAATGGAACCTTGCCACGCTTCAAAGGGCTGCGCAGCAAACGATAGGGCAGTTGGATGGATCTCCAGCGAAGTGCCCGAATCTAAAGTTCTAACCAATGCGGGGGTAACCGCCATTGAAGCAAGTAAGGTATCTGGTGTGGCGGATTCTTCCCAATCAAATTGCTGCCAGAACGAAGGACGTTGAGCTATGGCAGCAATGGCCAACTCATCCTCACCTCCAAGTCCCATAACACGAGTGTCAATTGTCAATTCATTTTTAGAATCAACCGTCAGTTTCACTAGTGTTTCAGGAGCATCTGTATTACACAGATTGCCCATATATCGTGGTACATATGGCTTGGTATCGTCTAATACTTGTGGACGAGAATAACCGAAGATCTTGGCAACTTGACCTATACGCGCAGCGACCATGGAGGTAGCTTTTGCATAAGGTGCAATCATAGGAATCATTGAAAGAGCATTAGCAGCGCTGGCAATAGCAGAAGCCGGCTTACTTATAAGACCATCTTTCGTAAATTCATCATTAGATTGGGTGTTGTTGACCTTCTTGGTGGGACCTTTCTTCTTCTTACCAGAGGCCTGCTCAACATACTTTGGGAAGCCAAACTCATCCAAAGCATAATCAGCAGTTCCTGACTGTGCCAAAGCTTGTGCGAGTCCATCGACACGAGCTGTTGTGGGCACAGAAAGGACAACATTTTCTGCCCAGACGAACACATTTACAGTAATAGGATCTGTTCCACCATTAGCGTGGTGCAATATATCAAAATCCTGTATTGTGACGACTCCCATATTCTCATGCCAATCAACAGAGGTGATATCGAGAAAATTTTCCGGCCATAGAAAGGGCAGGTGCATCTCTCCACCTTGAGAGGTGGTGGGATCAAGCAGAAAATGGGGTTTCTGGGAAGATTGGACTATATCTTGTTCAAAGAATGCTCTGAGTATGGTGACACTATCATCAGCAACATAAGGGTTGTATGACACCAAGGCTCTACCGTAATAAAAGGGGTTGCCATTAATAACTATCTTCATTCGAAGATTGCAACGCAAGTTACGATATCTATTGAGCTTCTCTAAAACATCAAGATTTGTAAAGAATTCACTCCAAGGATTAAATATTTCGAACAATTTTGTATCCTCAGGAGTCCACTGAAACTCTACAATCTTAACAGGACGACCTAAAAAAGAACCAAGGTCAGCATCTGTAAATTCAGCCAACTTTGTGGTAGCGTCGGCTGATGAAGATATGTCGTAAGACCAGGGTGTGTCTCCGTCTACAAAATTTACATTTTGAGTGGATACCTCGGAGGGGGCTTTCGAGACACTGAAAGCACCGGTAGGGGAACTATTTGAGCCAGTTCCAAGGCTATCACTATTATTAACAGAAGTAGGCTACATTTAATAATACAACACATCGAGGCAGTGCCCGCTGCTCTCGTGTGCGACAATGTTTGGTTGGCTGTCGAAACCCCCGGTAAATACCGGTATCCTAAGGGTAGGATAACAATTTGTACAAAGCTAACACATAATATATAAACATGTAAACCATAAAAACATGCAGTAAACCATATATACAAACCTATTTTAAACTTATACTACGGATAGGTCCGGAGTGGGATGAGATTAACGTCGTCCCAGGACGGGTGTGGGATCTACTCGATATCCCACTCGATGCCTACGGTAGATACAAATGTATCCTCATCTGCAATCTCATCAATTTCGTCTGGTTCTAAACCAAGATAACGAATTTCAAAGTGCTTGAGTCTATCCTCATAAGATTGAGTTAACATTTTGCACGCGCTTGTCATTTCACACATTTCAGCAACTTGTTGCATTTGTGTCCTGCGCATTTCGTAGACTTCTTTTCCGTGTTGCCACCATTCACGGAGAGCTCCATCAATATTCCCTGCAGATTGCTCTTTTAACGAATCGACCTTAGATTCAAGAACAGCATGAAGACTTTTAAAAATAGACTCCTCTGCTAAGGCACCATGGATCAAACCTGTATCCTCATTGAACTTATTTTCTCTCTTCAGGAAATCAGCTGCAAGATCACTCATATACGGGGTAGGCTCAGATTCTTTATCTGGCATAGTGAAAACCATATCGCGCTCCTTCAAAAAATCTGCGTAAGAGATGTGGTTATACCAGTCATGGCCTTCCTTAACGGATCCCTTAACATCATCTCCATATGTCATTACTGAAACGATTTCTCGAAAAGGAATAGACACAGGAACTGTCTTGGGGCGTAAATGGAAGAAAGCACACCTAAGCTGTAACGAGTTGACGATGCAATTAATGTAAACGGTGAGATTCTGTCCAGAGGGATTAGAACCCTTATGAATAATCATATCTCCGTTATATGCCACACAAGAATAAGCAATTTCAGTTGCAATTCCTCGCATGATCGTCAAATCATCCTCGCTATAAGCGCCACACTTTTGAGCAATTTCAATAAGAGCAGCGAAAGCAGCAATAATCAGCTGTGCGGGCATACGCAAATCGTACTTGCTATAATCACCAGCAAAAATGCGATCTGAACCATGCTTCCTCATGTGTTGGGCCAATTGGTCCCATTCGGGACCTTGAGCATTGACACCAACAGCACATTCCGAATCGAGTGGAAAAAGAGAAAGCAGACGGGCTAGTGGTAGAAAATATTTTCTGACCATCATCTGAGTTGCCCAATCGGCAGCTTGAAAGACCCTGACCTTGTCTTTGGTCACTTTAGTGGGTTCATCCTTAACACATGCCTTGAAAATAGAATAACATCTTTCACCAGTGAGAAGTGTTTGTTCCATCGCTTTCATCTCATCAACTATCATGGGATCAGCTTCCGCCGGACATTGGAAACCTGGGTGATCTAGTGGATCTAACAGAGTGATCATTTCCTTCTTCGGACCTGAGAGAGGATATCCCTTTGAAGTACCTTTAGGCATGGCGTCAATAAAACGTTTGCCATCTTTACCACATAGTGTCTCCATTTCGGTAAGGGGGCGCAATTCCTTGTAAACCCAGTCTCTGAACTTATCTACTTTAAAAACTGAGATTAATCCATCAACGTAATCACGATATGCTAGTTCAATAAGAGACCCCTCAATACCAGCACTGGGGTTAGCAGAATGGGCTAATGAAGCTTGCCACATTCGGGTCCTGTGAAACTTGGGTGGTCCGTACTCATTTGGGATGCCGGTCACAATAGTGACAGCATCTGAAATAGGAGTTTTACGCACTTTGCTCTTTGTGTGGCTAACTCGATGTCCATCTTGCCCCAAATATTCAACATTACTTCCTAATGGAAGGTAATTGATGGGGGATTTAGCATGGATATCTTGAGTGACCAGAACTTGTTTCTCATATCGAAATTCAGGAAAATCACCATTGACGGTAGAAGGAAAGGCTCCGGCCCACTTAGTAGAGGCTGAATCCCAGGCACTCTGAATCTCACTCCTAGTGACGATAAGTGCCTTACCCTTGGGAGAATTTGGAACACCTCTCAAGTGCAGTCCTGCGATGCATGAACGAGCAAAATCTGCTATTACGACACCCATACACAATCCAGTGAAGGTATTATAGGGCAATTCATAATCATACCCGGGTCCTCCAGAATTAGAATCTCTAGTGTAAGAAATGCGAATGGAATCAGAACGAACAGTACCATCAGCTTCTTTATAAAGAAATTGACCGGACCCCGATGCTGTAATAGCATCTGGGAATAGATGACGAATGTCCGCAAATATGCCTCCAGAGGCAATATATACCAAGCACAAATCCTTTCCCTCAATGGGGATTATGTAATTCGCACTAACTATTGCTTTGAACTGGGAGTTGAGCAAAGATGGGTCTCTACGCGTGAGCAACGCCTTCATATCTTTACGATTCTGAAATACATGCATAGGCATCAAGAAAATATTACCACCTAATGCTAGAACATCACACTTTTGTTGAAAGTTATTCTCCACAAAGACTCCATGACACAAATTGGCTTCAACCTTAGAAACAATTTGATCAAAAGTCATAGTAGCGGACTTATCACTAACATGGAGTGTGGATGCAATTGCAGCTGCCCAAGGATTTACCTCGGCGTCTCGAGCTTCTATTTCAGCAACGTCGTCCGGAACTAAAGCTGATTGTTGGAGAGCAACGGCAGTACGGAAGATTCCAGTGAATTTGTAGATGACGCCAGCAATGGCGCACATACCAATAAACAATTTGGTCTTACTCTCTCGGATAGACCGGAAAACATCCAAAGTTGCATCTCTGCGTGCTAGAAGTTCGTTCATGCGATCATCGCGCCACCTAGCCAACAAGCTTCCATAAATAATAAAATGAGAAAGCATTGCAAATCCACTATAAACAAGTGAATTTACTTGGCCAAGTCTAGCACACGCGGCGAGACACCAAAATAATGTGAAAACCAGGCTCTTCCTGACAGATTGCTCGAACGTTAGGAATTCCCTGACGTTAAGCGCAAAGTACAGTTTAGTGACGACCTTGTTGGTAAAACACCATGTTGGT